AAATTTCATTTTGGTGCTTGCATTGGTTTTTGCATTCCCGCAGAAGCACGAAGTTGCCATTGTGTTTTTTGCAAACTATCAATGCGTTCTGCAACAAAGTTTGCTACACCTTGTTCGTCAGCATCATCTGCGAGTGTGAAAAGTTCTTCTGCCTCTTCTTCCAAAGCAGAAATGCGCTTCAAAAGGGCAACGGTCATAGCCTGTGGTGTGTCATCAAAACCAATTTTTGATTCAGGATTGTCTACCATTGCCATAAGTTCAGATTGACGGAAAGGTGAATCGTAGCCAAGACGAAGAATGTTCTCCGCAATGTCATCAACCGATCCGCTTAGATCTTCATAAATACCGCTAAACAACGAATGATATTGGAAGAAATCTGGTCCCTTCACATTCCAATGAAAACCATGCGCTTCGTGGTAAACCGAATAGGTGTTGGCGAGGAACTTACCTAATGCTCGTGCGAGTTCTACGGAGTTTCCTTCTGTGTCTTCTGCGTCAGCGGAATCCTGTGTTGAAGATTCACTAGGAGTCTTCTCGGTAGTCATTCTTGCTTGGATATCCATCAACCTTTGAAGCATTCCGTTTGTGTCAGTCATGTCGTTCCTTTGTTAGTTATTAAGTATGGCACAAAAACAAAACCCCCCGCCCCACCCGTTATCTGGGCAGGAGCGGGGGGTATGTTTACTGAGTATTACAATTACGCTGCTGGAGCGTTATTGAAAGTCACCTTGACGAACGACTCTGGACGCTTAACTGCAAGAGCCAAACGCTGTTCAGCAAGGATCACAATTGCGTTACGCACGAAGAAGTCTGCATGCTGTTCGCTGATGCGAATGCTTGGCGACTCACGGTCGTAAATCTGTGCTCCCGTACCGAATGCTCCGATGAGTGCTGTGCCTTCAGCGATTGCAGGGGTGTCCACAACAGGGATCCTCCACAACTTCTGCTCGCCACCCATTGCAACCGAGATTGCTACGACATAAGCGCCGGTGCCATCCTTGGACAATTCAATGTCTTCCCAATCGTTCGGGTGCAATACAACGCCCGATGGCTCGTAGTAAGCCAAGAATGAGAGGGTAGCGGCACGACGAATTGCGTCTGCCTTCGTATCGGTCATACCTGCGACTGCCGAGTAGTAACCCGACGACCAGTTGTAGGTCTGAATACCAGTGGTCTGAAGAATACCTGTGAGGTTTTCGCCAGTTCCAGAACCGTTAAGGATCTGTGCATCTTCCTGCAAGCGAAGACCGTACATCAACTCGTTGTCAATGATTGAGCGCAGTTGTGGCTCATCAGCAAGAACATTGCGGTGTGCGGCTTCCCAGTGAGCCAAAGTGCGAACAGGAGCCTGCTCACCAACGAAGGTGAAAGACGACTGTGGCTTGGCGCCAAATGCGGAACCACTACGCTCGGCAACAGGTGCCGCGTTGTTGGTGAATCCCGTCATGCGGAAGTATTCAATGATTGCAGCAGTTGTGGTGCGACTTGGGAACAAGTCACGAACACGCTTGGTGCGCATTGGTGGAACAACAAGGGCATCGCGTTGGATTGTTCCAAACGAGCCAGGTGTACCTGTTGGAAGTGCCGAGTACAGATCTTTAACGCTGTAATCGCCACCCGACTTGTACGGTGCTGGCATGTTTGCTGAACCACTCTGCAATAGGGACTTGAACTCTGCTGAAGCAAGGAATGCCTCACCAAGGCTCTTGCGACCCATTGACTGCGCTGCTTGTTGTAGTTCCTGCGAAGCGAAAGCCGAAGCCTGTGCTACTGAATCCTGTGGTTGTGAAGCCCATTGGTCGGCATCGCGCATTGCCTCAAGACCCTCAACGAGTCCCTTGATTTCGCGGATGTCTGACATGTTCTTGTCAAACGCGGACTTTTGTTCTGCGGATACGACTACGGTGCCGTCTTCAATTTTGAAGTTGTCGGCGATTGTCTTGTTTTCTGCCATCTTGGTGCGCATTGCACTTTGAAGTTCAGTTAAACGGCTGTTGTCAAATGACATGTTGTTCACTCCTAGTGAATTGGATTTGGTTGGTGATTACTTATGTTTTTATTGCAGACTTCGGTAAGCACCTAGTCCAGTTACTATTACTGTAATACGAGAATAACATCAAAGTAGTATTAAAAATGCAACCCCTAAAAAGTTAGGGAATTTGAGTAGTGTCGTTTCACTACTCGTGGGCAACAGCCTTTGGAATATTTGACTCCGTATTCGCCTTCTCGGAATCCAGCCCACTTTTTGTTTGTTTTACGGTTCCTCCATGGGTGATCCAATGGAAGCAGATCATTGTCATCAAAGTATTTGACATCGGCAGGTTTGTCTGAGTTCAGCAACGCCAAAAATTTGTATACACGCTTCTTCGCTACTTCTTTTGAACCATCTTCTAAACCGCGTAAGAACACTATTTTCAGGTCACGAAGGTTGGTTTTCGCTGTGCTTTTCGCTTTAGCGTTGTTGTTCCGTACTCGTACAGCCAAATCGTTTATGTCACCGCTAGTCACGGTTGGTGGCTTCTTTTTAGGTTTTGGAACACCCTTAAAAGAAATCAGACCAGTCTGATCTATTGAACCCTGAGCATCCTTTTTGCCGAAACCCGATCCCTGTCGGCGAGGATTATTCCTAGGGCTGTTATCCCCTCGGATACCTGTGACACGGTTGTAGTCAGAAACATTCGTGCATGGAAGCCAAACAAGTTTCCCATCCCGTGCCGTGTAACGACGAATACCTATACACCCAAGATTCCGTGCACGGATACGGGCAGACTCAGGATCACTAAAAGTATCAGGGTCTGTGGATCGGCTAACAAAGTTAACGAAACCCTTTTGTTCTAAAGACTTTTCGCTATTTTTTTCATAATGCGTAAAACCCTCACAAGAGTCAAGAATCGCAATAAAACCACCGTTTGAGACAATCGGATCCGTACCGTTCAAATCAAAATATGTGTCATCCGCATAACTTTTCTTTTTCTGTAAATTTCTTTCCGCTTGTCGCCGTTGCTGACGAGTCATACCACTTTGAGCATTTTGAGTATCTTGCCCACGGCTAAGCCATTCATGAAATTTTCTCCACGCAGGATTATTTGCAGTTCCAACTGGATGACCAAGTCTTGCTGCTGATGCTTTTTCTGCCACCAACTCAGCAAAACTTGCAGTTGCATAACGGCTAACTGTTAATGGATAATTACCTGAAAGATCACGAATTTCCTTTTCGGTCAAATCATCCTGTGTTCCGTCTCTGAAAAAATTTTTCACTACCTGCCAATAAGATTCATATATTGCTCTGTTGACAGCATATTCAAGTTCTTTTTCACCAATGTCGGGATTTAACTCTCTCAGAGATTTTTCTCTATCCGAAAATAGTCCTTCAATTGTTTTGGGATCCACTCCAGCGACAGTCAGAGCATGCTTCATTGTGTCGCGAGGTTTTGCGTTCATGTCACCTCCCACATGTTCCCATGTAGCAACATTGTGTTCGGCATGTGACCACTCATGATGCATAATATACATTCCCCAAAATGTGTCAATGTCTTCTTCCGAAGCGCCCTCTTTGCGCATTTTCACTGCTATTTCGTCACCCCACCCAACATAATCTCCCTTCTTTGGAAAACCTTCAATCTCTTTTTTAATCATGATGGAATGTTCAAATATGACTTCTTTTTCTTTGTCACGCAAACCAAGCCATGTCATTGCTGTCGCAGCATTTGTCCCTTTGGGCATTTCATAATCTGGATACTCATCAAATCCAAGATCACCAATTCTGTGAATTGTTTTTGCAACCTTACCGTTTTTGCTAGAAAGATCCAAAAGTGCCACGGTGTGCGCCAACTGTAAAGGAGTCAAAGTTTTTTGATCAGCAGCAAAGATTCCAACACTGCGTATGTTGGGGAAGTTCTTCTTTAGGGCGCGGGTTGCGTTTTCAACTTTGCTTAGATCCCCGTGTATTTTTTCTTGTTCTTGCCTCTGTTTATTGAACACTTCAAGATATTTGGTACCACTATGTTGTAGGACTCTTTTGATAATTTTCTTTGGTGGAGCAGGGATATTGTCATCCCCTCCCGGTCCGGTAAAGAATCCGTCGCCATCACCATCAAAATCTGCTACACCGCCAATAGGACGACCCAACGACTTGCCCGAAAACGAGCCAGTTATAAGTCCGCCACCCGGCAAGGTAGCGATACCCGTAATAGGTTTCTCGTCAAGGTTCTCCCAACCCCTCTTCGGTGCTTTGTGGTCGCAAACCGCATAATACTTTTTACCTGCAAGCAGGATCGTTCGCACACCACCACAACCACGAGCCCTAGAAATAGCAACAGCATCAGCACGATTCTCGTAGTAGGCGTCAGATTTTGTTTCTAAACGCTTTGTTCGTTGAACCATTTTCGGCAACGGCTTCTTATTCTTGGAAGCACGAACTTTCAGATATTCTTCTGTACCTTTTTTGATTGCTTCGTATTCTTCACGGGAGGCGCACGGCATCCAGCCTTTGCCATCTTCGTACACGCCTTGACATCCGAGCATGCGTGCAACACGAAGAGCCTGATCTCGCGTAGTTTTAGAATCGGTCATTTATTTTTTATTCCGCCGTGTAAGGCATAGACATACCGTATTGTTCAAATAGTTCATCAATCTTGGATGAATTTTCCCCATCCATTAAAAACAATACCATTGATTCAAGATCTCCATCTTGACCAGTTTCGTCAGCGTAGCCAGTGGCGATTGAGATGATTTTTGAACGCGTCTCGGCATTTTTTATGGTTGCCATAAATGTTGTTTTTATTGAGTTTTTTTGTTCTTCTGAAAGTTTCATGCATTACCCCTTGGTGCTGCTCGCGCCCTTCTTACCCTTGGGGCGGTTCCGCCAATCTTGTTTTTGGAAAAAGAAAAATCTCCCTTGGGTAATGGTGCGTTCGTTATGAACCAATGTTTTACAAACTCTCTTCTGATTTTATCGTTTGCTGGATCGTCAATAGCGAAAATCCATTCTTGGTGACTAAAACCTTTGCCAGCAATAGTTTGATCAACCATTGATTTGATTCTAAAGTATTCGGCACTTGAATTGATCAAACCACCAGCACCAAAGTTTTCGTAAAAATAAAGTGCTTTTTCAAATGATTGAAGTCTTGCACGAGGGAGATCGCCGTTTTTGAATCCAACTCTTGCCCAAACATACTGTCCATCCTGAACAGCAGGACTGACCTTTGCTTTTGTTACACCAATTGATTTAAGGTAAAGAAAAGCATGCTGGTTGTAGATTGTTTGTATGTCGGCACCTCTATCTAATTTGCTTCTAATAAACATTGTGTCGTTTTTGACATATCCGCTGCTCACATTGATTGTGCGTCCTGATTCCCCCACACTTCTAATGACTCTTCCGTTCGCATCAATTTCGTTGAATTGAACACTCACATAAATGCTAGCCCCCACGCGCACTGTGGCAACCGCATTATAAAGTCTTCCGTTTGCTCCCTTAATCTTTGAATGACCGTATGCCTGCTCTAGATATCTTTTCTTGGCATCGGCTGGCATTGCACGCCATTTTTCGGGAGTCATATCTTCAAAAGGTTTCTTCGCAGAACCATATCGTTCTTTCATGTACTCTGCATTTTTACTGCTGCGTCGTTTTATTGCAATATTGATTTGTGATTTAATTTTTTTTGCAACATCAGCATCAAGTGGCTTTACGACCCCAGGTGCATCAGGGTTGAAATTTAATCCTTGCTCAACCCTCTTTACCGCTTTGTCAATCTCTCTATCAAAAAGATCATAATTTTGCAGGACTTGTTCTCTTCTGGCAATTCTTTCCATGCGCTTTGCGATGGTTTGTGCGCGGGCAACCCGTTCGGATTCCCTATCCAGAGTTGCTGGATTTTTCAACAGCGCCCAAAGCCTTGCTACTTCTAGCCTGTCGGCGGCTAAAGACTGTTCAAGTGTCCGCTTATCGGTATCACCGTTCTGTCTTATATACATTAATCTTGCAGCGCTAATTGCTTCTTGCAAATTAACTCGCGGATTATTTCTGTATTTTTCAATAATTCCTTGAAGGAGTTGATGGTATTCTCTTTCGGCAGCCATGCGACCCTGATTGTCGTTGAATATCATTTCATCAACATGGCGACCAAATTCCTGCAAATTTTTTGGTTCTCTGATTTCAAGCAAGAGATCTTCAACAATTTTTTCGTTTTCTGGTGAAAGTTTTGCTACTTTAATTTCTGCTGGTTTGAATACCAGTGCGGATGGTGTTTCGGTAGGTAGTGGTGTTCTTGTGACTACGTTGCCTTGTGCATCTCTTGGTCTGAGATCTTGAAGATTGCCAATACGATTGGCTACTTCGTCTATTCTTCTTTGCGCTGCTCGTACTTCTACGTCTCTTGCGCCACGACGCTCCAAATCATTCAAATCGCGTTCCGCTTGTGCTCGTTCAACGGTTAGTCTATCAATTTCGGCTTGATTTGGGTTTGGGACATTGAGTGGTGTAAGAAATGGCGCGTCTATATCTTCTCTGTCGGGATCTAATATCAGTATCGCCGATTGCATCATTTCAACTCTTGCGCCTAGTGTCGCAATATTGCTAAACGCTTGTTTGCGAGCATCGGGATCAACCAACCTGGTTCTATTCTGTAAATCAATTTCAAATTGTAAGCCTCTTTTGGCTCTTTCTAATTCCTCGCGCATTGCTTTGGTACGAAGACGACGAAACTCCTTGCTCTGTTTGTCAGCCCATTCTCTAAATTCTGGAAGGTTTTCTGCGCGACCGCCAAGTAACCGAAGTTCTACCTTTTTCTCTCTGTCAAATACTTTTACCATACCTCTTTTGTCATCTTCGGAAAGATTAAAATACGGTGGCAACCTACCAAGAAATCTTTCAAATTCCGGTTGCTCTTTCGCTGACCTGTTGCCAGCCGCATTGAGAACATTTTCTTTGTGCCACGCTATTGCATCTTCACGGTTATCAAAACCAGTTTTTGTTTCACCATGTCGCCCATAGACGACAAACCATTTACCACGAATAGCCTTATCAATTATGTCGCCATTTTCATGCGTCATAATGGTTCCAGGACCCCGTGTCCATCCGCCAGATTTTGATGTAGCAGCATTGTTTGGATCTATTGATGAACGGCGTCCGACTTGGTCAAGAACTTCTTGCCATCCATCACGATGAGACGATATTAAAGCCTTCAACTCTGAAACTTTGACTTTCCGTGATGCGTTGACACCTGTTTTTCTTAACTGAATGTAGTCATTTTCTTGAAGTAAACCACTATTGATTGCGCCTTGTATTCTCTCCAATCTTGCGTCTGAATCAATGATGCGGGCTTTTGCTTCTCTGGCTTTTATTTCAAGCCTTTTACGATCACTTGGATAATTGTCAGAGTCATTGATGATATCCAGACGCTGTTCGCGCAGGATGCGACTATGCATATATTGAACAAAACTCTGTCGTTCGTTCAATTCAAGTATTTTGTCTAGATCAACTTCTTTGCCTTTTTCCCTTGCACGCCCCCTGTCGGCATCAGCCAAAATTGCGTCAGCATCTCCTCTTTGAAGTTCTGCATGAATTCGTTCAGCACGATTTATTTTTGCTACCAACTCATCCCAGTCTTTACCACTGACAACTTCGCGTGGGCGTAGTTGCGACTGTGCAGTCAGACCAACTGGATTGCCGTTACGATCTACGTCCTGTTGAACACGCCAATCACGACTTTCCCATCGCCCCTCACCCACTTCTCTGAATCCCTGCGGTACCTTACCGACATCCACTCCCTTGCGAGGTGCTTCCCTGCGAAGGTTACGAGGTACTGATCTTGGACCCGTTTGCCGTTCTGGTTGCGCACGGCGACCTGCTTCAAGTTTGACAGCCATCCCGTAAAGTTGATTTGCGGCGTCATTTATCTCATCATTTCTCTGACCGCCCCCATATAGCAATCGGTTCTGACCACCGTCCGGTGCTTCTATATCTAGTCGTTGCAGTTCCCCGTCAGCGTTAAAAAACGGTTTTACTTTGTAGCCGTCGCGCTCCCAAATACCATCTGAGTTTTTTGTCCAATTGTTATCAAGTACAATTTGTGGTTCACGAACCGCTTTGGGTTTTGCTGTAGGACGACGAGGTTTGACTACTTTTGGTTCAATCTGCGGTTTTGGTTTTGCTTCTTGTTGAGTTGGTGCTTTCGGTGTTTTGGATGTTTCAACAACTGCACGACGGCGACGACGGGCTGGTGCTTCACCTGTTCGTGGCGCACCGGGTTGTTCAATCTCGCGATCCATACGTCGTTGTTCTGATTCTCGTAAGTTACCGTTACCCCTTGGTCGGTCTGCTTGCCTTCTTCGGGCAGGACGAGCAGGAGCGTTGCGCCGTTTCAATTCTGCCATTACACGCTTGTAATCATCGCTGTCACGACCGTCTGTTGTATTCTCTAATTCATCGCGCATTTCTTCTAAAACATTTAGGGGTTCAGCAGCAAGAAGATTTCCTCTGTTGCGAGCCGGACGAGCAGGCGCTTCACCTGTTCTTGGTGCGCCCGGTTGATCAATTTCGCGATCCATTCTTCGTTGCTCTGATTCGCGTAAGTTTGGTGCACGCCTTCTGCGAGCAGGACGAGCAGGACGAGCAACAGCATTGCGTCGTTTCAGTTCTGCCATTACTCGTTTGTAATCATCGCTGTCTCTTCCACCAGTAGCATTTTCTAGTTCGTCACGCATTTCTTCTAGAACATTTAGTGGTTCAGCCTCTAGAAGGTTCCTATCGTTACGAGCAGGACGAGCGGGAGTTAATTCTCTTGGAGTGTCAGGTGTGTCAACCGATGGTGGTCGTGCGACAACAGTTCGCCTACGAGCACCACGAGGACTAGGAGCATCTCCGCCATCCAATCTTTCAGCAACACCACGCAAACCTTGCTCAAGACGACCAGCGCCACCGCCTTCGGGATTTAAGCGTTGCAGAATTCTTCGTTCACGACGAGCAATACGACGACCCCTACGAGCATCATCAATACTTTCTAGGCGTTGACCAATGTCGGATATTTGGTTTGCAATCCGACGGGCTACACCCCATCCACACGATCTGCCAAAACGGTCAGTTATTTGACCACCGTAACGAGTACCAACCGGGCATCGCCATCCACCGCGACGATTAGTCCCAGGAATGGAAAGACTTGGATCCCACAGGGCACGAACAGCCTTAACTTCGTAAGCCATAGTTGACGTGTTTCGTTCGGTGAGAAACGATTTTGCTTTAAAGTCAACGTTGTTCTGAAGCATTTATTTAATCTTCCTCATTTTTGAGCATTGATAGTTCTTCTGTAAACAGTTCAAGAAGTTCTTTGCTGAAAGGTCTCGGTGGTGCTTCGTCGGCAAAATTCATGGATGATTCATACCAATAGTAAACTGGATCAAAGTCACTTTTTGCTTCATTTAAAAGTTTTACAAATAGTGAATCTTTGTTTTTTAAAATGTTTCTTATTGATTCGGCGATTGGTGATTTTCCAGTTACCAAAAATTTCTTTCCGTCATACGAAAGAATGAATCTGCTTCCTTTTGCGAACCAAATTGATTTGATCATCTGATTCCCTCCAACATTAGATTTATGAATGCGTCAGTTTTCATAATGTTAACCCTATTCTCCACAACCCTTTTCCTTTGAGCAATACTGACGCGAGCATTACCAATATCATCAGCATCCTCAAATCGCTGAGCGAGGTAATCAGCAGCGCCTAGGGGTTTAAGAACTGCCTGCATGTCATAATGCCATTGCTCAAGTGTTTTTTTAAGTTCTCTTGCAACTTGTGCTTTTGCGGTAGACACGCTCATACCTCCGTCAACCAAGGATCTGAATTGATCCTTGTAACCACTCATGACATCGGAATCAAGACCTCGGTATTCTCCGTTTAGGAGATAATTTTTCATTTCCTCTGGTGTGTCTGGTTGTTGGTAAAACCCGCGACCAAAGTCAATCGGTAATGCTCCATTACCTCTAAAAACCATTCCGTTTCCAGGATGTCTATCGTGGGCACCCATTATGGCGTTAAGTAATCCCGCGGCGAGACGCGACTCCTTGTCTGTGATCGCTCTCGCTCCACCATTAAAGTCTCCTACGTCGGCTGCTACCCCATCAGCGAAGTTCGGACCTAATTCAAGGATGATTGCTATTGATACGCCACCTCCTCCGTCGTCTTCTTTCATAATTCTTCCATGACCGTGAGCGAACCCCATTTTTTCGGCAAGGGCTGCACCGAGCAATTCTGCATGGTTTGCCCCATTACCAAATTGTCGGTCTGCGGGTTTTCTCAGATAGCCGCGACCATCTATTGACCCATCGTCTCCAATAAACAAATGGAAACTGGGATTTGCGCCACCAGTTCCAGCATAATAACTTATGTAATCAACACCTGAGTCTTTCAGTTTTTTGAGAACCTTTTTGTCGTCGTCTGTTAGTGGGCTTACTTTAGTACGAGACCTTTTGATTCTTCCCATGAGTGACTCTAACTTCGCGTAATCTGCGTCTGTTACAGGACCATTAGGGAACATGGCTTTCGCTAGGGCGCTTCTTCTTTCAATGTCGCCAAAAGGATCCAATATGAAATCTGATCGTTTACGCAGAACAGCGTCAAGAAATCTGTCTGGAATATCATTCAGCGGTCCTTTGTATGCGAGGGCTTCTGCTTCTGTTTGTATTCCTTTATTTCCCACTTCAACTTCTTTGAAAAGTTCACCGTTTGCCATTTTGGGCAGTCGTTTTTCGTGACGATCTTTTGCTTTGTTGAGAGGTTTAACATTTTCCCCCCACATACCTCTAGGTGCGTTTCGTCCATCTGTCGGTGCCGGAGGTGTTGAAGGTGTTGGCGAACTTGGCGAACTTGGGGTTTCAGGATCTCCACCCATTTGATTTAAAATATTTTCAAAATCACCCAAGTAATCGTTTAACGCTCTTTGACCTTGCGGACCTTCGTACCGTTGTTCTACTATTTGACCAGTAGCGCTATTGCTGGCGTAGAAACCACGGAATTTTCCGTTTTCTTTTGGAATTAGTGTAATTTCCCAGTTTCCTTTTTTCCATGATGTTGAACCGTTGCGTGCGTTTACGGCGTCCCAGCCTGCTCCACCAAAATCTGGAATTTTTTCAATTGCCTGTCGTGCTGGTGCTTTTGGATTTGCTTCAGGGCGACGAGCGCGATTTGCGTTTGCCACTGCCACTTGTCGGAGTTTTCGTTGTTGTTCGCTAAGTTTTCTTAACTTAGCGAGGTCGCCAGCAGCAACACGCTGACCCAACCCTCTTATCATCCTGTGCTGTCCTCTTAATTCATCTTCAATGTTTTCCACACGAGCAATCAAATCGGCAATTCTGTCCGGGTCAACTGCTTTGGGTTCGCGCAAAATTGCTTTAACCTGTTTGTCAAATTTGTCACTAAAAACGTGGTTGGGGTCGCCATCTATCTCTCTGTTTGCGTTGACTACAGCCTCACGGGCTGCTTTTAATTTGGTTCGGTCAGCCAACACCCTTCTCGCTGCTGGCTTAACAGGTTTTGCTGGTGCTGGTTCTGGAACATCATCAGGTGTTGGTTTACGTGTTGCGCTACGAGCGGCACCTGCTGTTGTTGCCTTCTTACGACGACCACGGTTGTTTCTTGGGCGGCGAGCCTGTGGTGTTGGTGGTTCAAAGTCTTGCGGTGCGCTACGACCGTGTGCATCTTTCCAAGCGTCACGAAGGTTTGGTTTGTTGATTGCATACCATTCGCGTCGTGTCAACATTCCTGCGTTTGCACCGCCAGCACGAAGTTCACGAACACGCTTAGCGTATTCATCGTATTTTCGTAATACGTAAGGTTTAAAATCTTCTGACGCGTTTGCGTCTGAGGCTTCTCGTGCTGTGAGCACATCAACATCTTCTGTTTGTGGTACGACTCGTGGTCGTGCCTGTGGGCGTCGTTGCCCTGCTGGTGCTGGTCGGCGTGCAGGGCGTGGTTTAGGCTTAGATGTTGGCGCTGTTTCGGGGATGACATCACGACGACGATTTTGTGGTACTCGTGTTGAAGGTGCATCTACTTCTGTCTGTTCGTCACCTTCTCGCCTTCTGCCACCAAACTCAGCATTTATCACTCTTCCAATGTTGCTTGCATTCCAGACGTCAGCAGCGCGTGGTCTACCCCTACCGCGAACCCTTTGTGGTTGCGGTGCATCCCCACCATCAAGACGATCAGCAATACCGCGTAAGCCACCCTCAACACGACCAGTCTCAGGAACCCCACCAAGCCTTCTCATCATTCGTGCATTACGACGATCAAGACGACGCTTTCGCTTGTCATCGTCTCGTTGTTCTAAGCGTTCACCGATGTCGGCGATTTGGTTTGCGATACGGCGGGCAACACCCCAACCACAAGAACGACCGAACCTGTCGGTGATCTGTCCGCCATATCTTGTTCCCACAGGGCATCGGAAACCACCACGACGATTAGTGCCCGGAATAGAAAGACTTGGATCCCAAATTGCTCGTACACCTTTGATTTCAAAGTTGAAAGATGATTGGGTTTGATCAGAAATAAATGACGACGCTTTAAAAGTCAGCACATTTCTGAACTCTGAGTTTGAAAACTCTGATAGCAAAACCTCTGATATAGACAGAACGGGAAGGTTTTTGGTTTCCACAATTTCCGTTTTCAGCGATGTGAGACTGGCAACTTTTTTCTCTATCCCTGATCCCGACGGGCTTGGACCTTCAATAATTTTTGATGAGTCCATTGTCTGAATTAGTTCAGGTTTGGTTACTGGTGTTTTACCGTATTCTTGACGGAGCATCACAGCGAGTTCTTTGGCGTCTTCGGTCATCGGTTTGAAGGTGGATCCTTCGGGGGTCGTTGAAACAACCATAAATGGTGTGTTGTCACGATTTTTGATAATGAAAACTAGGTTCATTGTTTACTTTCCACATTTGTGAAGATATTCAGCAAACCATGCAAATCTTGAGGTTGCAATATCGCTACTTTAAAATGGTATCACTAAGTGGGCGATATTAATTTTAGGTTGCTGTAAATGTATTATTTGTTATCTAGTTTTTTGTGCCCCAAGGCAACTAGAAAATTATCAATTTTATCCTTATTGGAACCCTTGTACTCAAGTATTTCGGCATTACGGTACGAGTACCCGTGCAATATGCCTTCAAGGTTCGCCCTATCTGGCGAGCCCTTTTTAATTACCAAAAATTGTTCATTATCCTTTTTATCTGAATCTTTATCCTTTGAGTAATACCGAATAATTCCTTTATCGTCCTCAACTATGACAAGTGGTTCTACCTGAACTAGTGGGTCTTTGGATGTGATGATCGCTGCTCTCATGGTTCTTATGATCCTATAATCAAATCGGCAATTCTGCCCGGGTCAACATCTGTTATATATTTCATTTTCTTTTGAGGTCTTTCGCCGATCCTTATGGAAATCTGATCCCCATTTCTAGGAACGGCGGTTCCATCCCCACCGGATTTTAGTACACCGTCAACAACACCCATATACGGGTTCTTCCGTTCTGCTTCACGAATGGATTTTTGTACCTCTTCAACGGCTAAGAGTATTTCACGCCGACTTATGCCCCCATTTGCGACTTGTGCCTGAAGTGATGCGAGCATTTCATTTCTTCCACCACCCATGTCATTGCGTAGAAAGCCTCGGAGTCCAGCGTCATCACCATCATAATTTTCATGAACCCGTCCACCCCACATTGCATCAAACCCGAGAGAGGGATCAATTGGAACAAACCTCTTTACACCATTGGAATCGGTTGCAATAAAGAAATTCCCCCCATGGCGATCCCTGTTCACCATAATATAATCTAAGAGTGTTGCTCTCACACGGTCGGCTGGTTTTATCTGCCCTACTTTTATCTGATTTCTTCCGTCTTGAAGCGCCCCATCAACATAGTTTCCTGCGTGTTCGTAAACAATAGCCCTACCAGAACTATTCGGAACCCCCGCACCACCTTTTTGTTTCCCGTCCATTCGCACACCGCCAACAGGCATACCAAGTCTTCCAGCAATATGATTACCAATTACCTCGTGAATGTCTTCGTTTTCAGCCATTGCACCAGTTTGATATTTCAAGAAATATTTCTTGCCAGTGATCTTGTCAGTGAACATGTGCATATTGTTAACGATGCCCCCGTTAACACCCCCACCAGCATCCTCCCTTGAGAATCTTGTTTTTGCACCGTGCAACGCCTGACCCAATAACTCATCGGGGACATCAGCCAAATCCCCACCTTTTTCTAGGTGATCAATTGCTCCGCTGATCTCGTCTATACCTGCATTTCCTAAAGGAACGCTTTTCACATCGGGCAAACCATCTGAACCTAATTTGTTTAGTTTTTCTGGTGCATGACCATCTTTTGCTTTTGGTGGTGAGACATCCCATCCGCCTTCTGGTTCGGTTAGGTCTGGCGGACGCGCAGGTGGTTCCGTTGGTATATCTGGTGGACGCACAGGTGGCTGCGCTACAACAATGCCCGCACGATTTTGCGGTTTCGGACGGAACTCTATTCCCGCATCTACTTCAGTTATTCTCATTTTGACAGCGTCTAATTCGTCGTTATTCTTTTCTCTCCGCAAATGAACGTTCATCAATGCATTTCTTGCTGCTTCTCGTTCGTCTTGCCCACCGCCTTTTTTCTTGTTCCATTCTGCAAAAGCCAGTTCAAACTCCTGATCAAGCACCAACTGTTCCCTTTTCGCATTCTCTTGCTTTGCTTTCAAACCATCTTTGTCAAGATTCCGAAGGTTGTTGTATGCGTTCGGTTTATAATTTGCTATATCGTCTTCAACAATCCGAACCAAGTTCGCGTCTTCTGGTCTGTCAAACTCAAACTCCGGTACGATTTGCTTGCGCATACCTGGCGGACCTGCTGGTCTCGCGGGCTGCACAGGTGCAGGTGCTTTGGGAGTTGGAGGCATTGGTGGTGGTGATGGAATCGGAGATGAAGGTTCCGTAGGGCGTTTTGGTGGTTCTGGTGGCTTAACCCTTGCTGCGGGTTTAGGTTTTGCGGGAGTTTTTGGTTTAAGTTGTTCAATACGTCGCAAGATATCTTGCTCACCAGTGATGAACTCGTTATATGAAGGGACATATGCGATGTTGTCGTTTCCACCAAAGCCGAATTGGTTTTCTAAACCGTTCACATGGTCTCTGTATTTTTTCCAATCAGAGTTAGAAACACCATCTGGTCTGTTGGCTAGCGCTTCTCTTTTTTGTTTTTTGAGATCTTTGTCAAGTTTTGCAAGATACTCTTGCCTTTGTTGAACAACATCAACTCTTCGTGCTGGAAGAATTGGTTTCGGTGGAGGGCTGTCAACAAAATCTGCTTCAGGTTTTCTGCGTACTGTCCTTTTAGCGCCTTGTTGCGCAGCGTTTCGTCGGCGTCGTCGTGGAGCATTTTGTGCAGGTGGTTCACCTGTGCGTGGTGCGCCGGGTTGAACTATTTCTCTTTCCATTCTTCGTGCTTCTGATTCACGAAGATTTCCTCTTCTCCGACGAGCCAGTTCTCTTTCAAATTGTCTTACGTTTTCACTATCTTGTCGCGGATCATTTACCCGCATACCTTGATCATAAATTCTTGGTTTTCCAAAATCGGGTAGATTCAAATCTGGCTTTCTTTGACTTGTTGCGTTTAGGGCGCGTGGAGCGCGTGGAGCGCGTGGAGCATTTATCGGTTTCGCAACGCCGCCACCGTCTAGCGCATCAGCAATACCGCGAGCACCTCTTTCTAGTAAACCGGGTTTATCTTGGCGTGCCAAAAATCGTTGCATACGGGCATTTCTTTTCCCAAGACGGTTATTACGTTTGCGATCATCAATACTTTCAAGCCGTGCGCCAATATCTGCTATCTGGTTAGCGATTCTTCTCGCAACACCCCACCCGCATGATCTGCCAAAACGATCGGTGATTTGACCGCCGTACCGTGTGCCAACAGGGCAACGCCAACCGCCTCTTCTGTTTGTTCCCGGAATGGACAAACTTGGATCCCAAAGCGCACGCACACCTTTAACTTCGTAGTTAAAAGTGCTTGCGGTCTGCTCGGCAATAAACGCTAGCGCTTTGTAGTTGACTTCATTCTTGAGCATTTATTTTTTCTTCTTTGCGCTAACCAAGTCTGGTTTGATGAAGGTCTCGTACTCCCAACGAGGTGCTGTTCTCTCAATACCATCAAGACCTGTGTATGTAACAATTTCAAACGGTTTTGGAATATTGCCTGTGTCTTCAATAAATCTGAATGCACCTTCTGAATCTGTGGCAAATTTCTTAATGTTGGAAATGATGTTGTCTTTGGTGCTTGATTCTGCGAGCGAGTTAATCATTCGTGGGAATTTGCGTTTTTCACCGATGGTAAATGGTCGTGAGCGTTCAATGCTTACCACAACTCCGTTGGGTGCAACGAACGAGATTTTGCTCATTGATGGTCCGCCAAGAAGAGCAAGGTCATCCGCACCAATATCTGAAGGTAGTTGAACTGCGCGAACCATTGCGCCATCAACCATGTCAGGGTTTTCTCCAAATGAACGGAGAACAGATGAAGGAACAACTGGTCGCAATACAACGCCATCTCGTCGGATCATTCGTCCTTCGCCCGCTGGCGCCCCTTTGAGCGTTGTTATTGACTGTTTTACAGAAGCGTTGAACTTATCTTTTTGGAAAGCACCCGTCCGTGGGATTTGTGCCATACGACTAATTTGAATTGTTCGCGCATTACTTGGGTTTCCTTCTAAGACTTCTGAAAGATTTTCTGCTCGTGCTGTTGGCAGTTTTGGATTTACCAGTCTTCGTGCTGCCCGTGCAAGCAATGCGAGTGGTCCTGGTATTTCAAATAACTGTGCTCCACATGTTGAGAAACGGTTATCCGTGAAACGACCGCCGAATTCAAAACCGCTAGGGCATCGTGCTTGACGCCTCCGATCAGGCTTAAGTCTGCTGAGTGCGCCACCACCACCGCCGGGGATCAAAGCCCCATAAAGCCGTGAGCGAATAGGTGCACTGAAAGGCGATACGTTGCCCGGTGTTACAACCGAACCAACCGCTTGCGCTGCTCTGCCAATTCCACTTGATGAACCAATAAGACCTGCTTTGATTTCTATGTCTTCAGCGTCATCTTTTTCAACACGGTATCCACCGCCACGCTTCTTGTACTCACGAACGAGCCAAGCGTTTGCGTAAGCAGAAGGATAGACATTGAATTTCTTTTTGGCTTCCGCTTTCACCCTTGAATAAAGTTCTGTATCTGTTGGAATGTTCGCGCCTTTTGTTGCATCTACATCCGACTTGAATGTGGACACATTGATTGGCTTGTTGCCATCTCTACTTTCAGAGTTTTCTGCTCGGCGCTTCCTATTTACTGCGGATTGCCGTTCCGAATCAGACATTCTCATGGCTGTAGATTTTTTTACACACTTTGGATATTTCCCCGAATCAGCATCCCCACGACCACAGGACTCAAAACCGCCACCCTTTTTAGGGCGAGATATATCAACCCATTCTTCTTCAAACCATTTACCCAAACCACCACGCTTAGTTTCATCACCAATAAAAGTTTCCGAGCCAAGACGAGAAGTACGCGACTTCAAATAAAGTTTTGCTTTGAAATTGATTAAATCCCTAGTCCCATCTAAAGGTGTTGTCCTAAGATCTGAACCTTTTGTGAACATAAACTTTCTGTCAATTTTCTCAGGGTTAAAATACATTTCAGAACCAGAAACAAGACTTGTTCGCTTCATCAAAGTTTTCTGTCGCATAGACATACGGAGTTTGCGCACAAAATATTCAAAATTAGGATTCAGGTAATTACTCATTTTTTACCGATTCTTTTGGTTGTTCAGGTTCCGCGATTTGAGCGGGTAGAGATATCTTCCATTTTTTGGCTAACTGTCTCAAAAGAGCAATATTGTTGTCATCCAAAACATTTGTGCTAACACTATGATACGACATTCCCGAGGTTGCTTTTTCAATGGTGTCTCTTTTGGACATCATCAATTCTTCTGTTAGTTTTGATGCGAACTTTTGGTCAGGAGATACCACCCCAAAAATGCCGTAATCACCTTCAAGAAGGACATATGGGACACCTGAAACATCGGTACTTGGAGTTACAAGCGCGTATCTCATACAGGGCTCTCATTCAAAAGATCCTCTAACGCCGAATCGGCTTTAGGCGCAGGCGGTACAACAATAATGTCTGCCAACTGTTTTGGGGTCATCCCCTGCATCTCCCTTAAGCGTGACGCCGACTGCCTGATATCCGCCTGCAACTTTTCCATTTCCATCAAGTTTTCTGGAGACATTGCATATTCACCCATCAAATTGCGATCCTTAATCATCCCGTCAAGTTGGCTCAGAAGACGTGTTTCTAGTGCGTCAGCGTCAATTTTCTGTATATCCTGCAAAACCTTGCCTGCGTCTTCAACCAGTTTTGCATGGCTTTCAACTGTTCCGCCATGACGCGAAGCAAGTTCGCCACCAACAGGATGATTGCGAATACCAGCAGAAAATTTTTCCGCTGTATCACTATATCCGGAGACACTCATCACAAAACTGTGGTCAATAGGGATGGCATCAACACCATCAGCGTTTTCTGCAAACAGAATGTTCCCGCTGTGCCTATCCCCATTAGCCATAACAATATCCATTACATGCATATGCACCAATTTGCGGCTATCAACTTTTTTTATTGCTTGCGAATCAGAAGAAAGAATCTTTCCCTCGTATGAGTTATGAACTAGATCCGTAACAACACCCATAGCCGCCCTAGTGGGTGCTGCTTGAACCACGCGAAGCGAAGACGATGGATAGCCAAACTCCTCAGTTATTGACACAGCAAGAACCTCATTTACGGGTTCATACCATCGGGATGCTCCACCCTTGGTCAGGGGTGCTTTGCTATGCGGAACATTCTCATCCCACATGGACTGCCGTGAAGCGTATTTGACACCAAACATTTGACCCGTTGACCTATCCCGGAAGCGATTCATCCCTACGACACCGCCACCAGTTCCAAGTAACTCAAATCGCTTCAATTCCGAAACATTGCCTTCGGAGTCGTAAACATCAATATTTTCAAGAATTGCGTCAAGTACCAAAGCGTCACTTATTTCGTTTAGTTTTCCACCATTAGCAATATGCTGTGAAGCCTTCTCAACTGTGTCAATGTCTTTTTTGACAGTAGGAAGATCTCTTGAAATATTTCTTCCGTTGGCATCGGCAACACCTATAACAGGATCAAAATCTTTTGCCTTCGCAAGAGCGCTATTACCTTTCTTGAACCCGCTAGGCGATTTAACCGAAGGTGGATCAGCCTTTGGATCTGTTTTCTTATCTTTTTTCCTCTTAAACATTGAAAGTAGGAATGCTTTCGCTGCGATGTCAGAACTCATTTTTATATTGTGGTTAATTTTGTCTAACTTTTGTTTTCTTTCGTCAGAGAGTTTTCCGCGCTTGTGAAGGGAATCAGAAGCAAAGTCAAGAGCATCTGCCCCCGCACTCTTGAAGATAGCAAGACTCATGAGTGTCGTATCAGTTAGGGAACCCATCCCGTCTGAATACTGCGCGTCATAGTACTGAAGGGCAATCATGGCTGTTGCCTTGGCTGCGTTTCTAACCTTTTCATTCTTGAGAACAGACCTTGCACCGTCAATCAACTTTGATGCAAGTTTTCCCGCATCTCGTGCCGCTGTTTCGGCAGAAGGAATAAGACAGTTGGACATTTGCATGTCTGTGAACTGGTTCGCGTTAGGGGTGCCGGGCGGACATCGCAACTTGCCCAAAGAGTCAACAATCACTCCTGCTGCGCGGGCGGCTCTTTGTCCAACAGAAGTTAACTCTGGTTTATCTTTTACCGTAGGTCCAAGAAAACCTTTGAACAGAAGCACATTCTCTTGAACGGCAGCAACAGACTTGCGATATTCCGCGACTCTCTCGTTTGCGTCAAAAGCGCGAGACGATTTGATCATCGCCTCTCCTTATCAGTCGCTTGGATCTGACGCTTTATTGATCGTTGACATTGGAACCACATCATCATCCTCTACTTCTTTTTTCTTAGAAGCCTTTTTAGGTTCCACTTTTTCTTCTACGACTTGTTCAACGACTACTGGTTCTTCCTTGACTTCAACCTCAACAACAGCAATCTCTACTTCAGGCATCTCCACTACGGGAACTTGTTCTTGTTTTGTGTCAAAAACAAGACCAGAAGTATTCACTGAGTCAACAGGTTGTTTTTCTTTCTTCATTGGATGTCGCCAAGACCTGTTTCAATTTCAAGCATTTCAAGTTCCATCAAACTGCTCAGGAACTCTTTTGCTTCATCATCAAGAAGGGTCTTTTCTTCCGACCATTCGGCGGGAATCATATCTTCTTTGTCAAGTTCCATTGCACGCTTCTTGATGTGTGCTTTCGCTTTTTCTTTATCTGCCGCGCGACCGTAGGACATGATTGCGTTCTTCAAGTCTTCTTCATCTTTGATTGGGTATGAGCCGTCTGGCAAAGCCATTCCGCCCTTAGCCATTTCGTCTCGCTCATCGTCGCTGTACATTGACTTGAGGGCAACATCGGCTACTTCTGCGTCAATGTCTGCGGCTTCTTCAGGGTCGTACTCGTCAAATCCGAGGATTTCACCGTCAACACCGACATATACATCGTATGACTTTCCGTCTACGCCTTCAATTTCTACAGCGTAAGCGTCGTAACCGTCAAACATGTCTGCGTCTACAGAAACAACTTCGCCTTCAATTGACTTGGTCGCGATGTCGGAAGCCTCACTGAATGAGATAACTTTTTGTCCGGGGACAGTTGCTACTTCACCAATCAAATCTTCATTCAAAAGGTGCCAGCCCATGCACTCACCCGACGAGCCATCAAAGTAAGCCTCAACTGGCTTGCCATCTTTGCGTTGAACATCAACAACAAAAACATCAACTTCGTCTGCATAACCAGAGTCAAGTACTTTTCCTGCGAACATGCTCTCTGCCATTCCTTCAATTTCAAGAAGGCTTGGCATTGTGTCTTGTTGCTCACAGCCACCTGGGCATGATGCACAAATTTCCGAACCACCCGAATAGACGCGACGCTCAATGGCGCAAACAAAAGCAAGATCATCGTAATCAGCAGACTTGACACCCATTGTTTCCATGCGCTTGGCGCGAGCCTTCTTGCGTTGCTCCATCATTTTTTCAATCTCGCCGTACATCTTCTCTTCGTCTTCGTCAAGATCTTCTGGCATGTCTTCCTCGGCGACTACAGGCATTGCTGGTTTCTTTTTCTTGCTAGGAGCAGGAACTTCTGCATCCATCATTGTTGCTTCTGCGGTCATTGCCTTTTCGTCCGTTGCAGTAACCCAATCAGATTTTTCGGTTGCCACTTCTGGCGCTGCGTCAGTAGGAATGGCTTCATCCGTTTGCGTTACAGCCTTTGCTCCACACTTGCCACAAACTTTTGCTCCCGGCTTGTAGCCACATTCTGATAACTCCAAACCTTTGGCACATTCAATTCCGCCGTCTGCAAGAAGTTTTACTGTTGGTGTTTCGCTAGCCATGTTCGTGGACTCCTTGTAGTGCATTGTTTTTGCAATGCACTTTGTTGGATTAGAGCAAACAGAGCATGGCGTCAAGCGCTTATCGCCTGACATCAGACACTGATATTTTGCTGTTTTTTGTGGTAAACCTGTTATTGAAGTATAACCCATATTAGTGTTTTGTTTTCGTTACAAATGGAACCGTTCTTAAAAGTCATTTTTTTATTTACATTGAGTCCATGATGTTGAGCAACGCATCAAATGCCTCATCCTCAACTCCATCAATTTCAACTATCACACCGTCTTCCGTGACTTCTGATTTGATCTGATAATAATCCAGAATTGGATCTAGAAGTTCTTTGACTTCGTACAGTGATCGTTCGGCAGAAGAAACCATGAGAGTTTCTTTCTCATCCAACGACAATGACTTAGCCTCAATCTCCGAAGCCACACCACCTGAACTCAACACCTCTTTGAGAAGGTTGAAAGCGTTCTGTAGTTTTGTCATATTTCGCGAACTGATGACCCGTCCTGCTTTGACCTCAATGTCCTCATCGGCATCTTTGCCCATGAGTTCAGCAATAGCCGCCATCAGCATTCCCATCATTTGCTTTGGATCTTTGCCACCGCCACCACAACCACAGTCATCATCGTCACTGTCTGGGTATGGCATTTCCATCATTTGACCATTGTCGTCTTCGCCTTCCATGACCCAGTTTTTCTTGTCAGCCATGTAGTTGATGAAGTCGGGCTCATCATTCATGAATTGCTTTAGGGCGTCGCCTGCTTTTTCGTTGGCTTCGTCCTCGTTTTCAAACTCCACGTCTGGAAGCACCATTCCTTCTTCTTCGGGATTTTGATCATCAGCGAGACGGGTGGCAAGTTGCTCCATCATCTCGTAACCCTTTTCTTCGCTATCCAAGAGATCAAATATTGATTTAACCTCTTCTTCGCTGAGGTTCTCTAAAGATTTGCCCGGCTTGATCAGGCTGGTGAGACGCTCGTTGAACTGTGAGTCATCCCAGTTGTTCTTCTTGAGTTTTCCACGACAGTTCTTCATCGTTGGGTGATGGCATCCTTCGTTCGGCCAGAGACCAGTTGTTTCATGGTGTAGCCAAGCGCAGATGTTGCTTAATGGGAAAAGTTCAGGGTGATTAGCAAGAATTACACGACAACGACGGAATCCGCCCGGTTGCTTCATGATCGGGCGCCAGTAGCGGAGAAGTTTCTCTAGGTTTCCACGGCGAGGACCGCGTCCACGGAGGATGTCACCTGTTACGAGTTCTTGCGGAATAATCCCACCAAGTGGGTCAGCCTTTTCGGGGGATTTAGGTTTTACGCCTGCTGGAACCTGTGGGTCGGCTTCAAGGTTGTATCGGTCTTCATACCTGCGCTCAGCATCTGAACCGCTTGGCTTATCCCCGTCAACATTGATATAGACGACCTGTGGCTTGACTCTTGTTGCTTCACCAATCATGAACTGCCCATTTTCGTAGTGGTACGAAACGCGCATCGTCATGATGCCTTCGCCTTCTACGCGGTGGTCAAATATTGCGCTATTTGCATCTGACTCACGAACCCTTACTGCTCCACCAAACTTCTTGGCGAGTGCGTATGGGAGGTTAGCCTCACGGCTACGCGACGGCATTGGTGCATCTACGGCGTCGTCGTCGTACCCGTTCTCTTGTGATTCTTGTGGCTTGTTGCGTTGCATGTTGCTCGCCATAAAGCGTGCAAGGAGCGAACGACCTGCTTCGGTAATGTTGCCGTTTTCGTCTCGCATATGACCTTTGGAGTCATTACCTTCAAACGACTTGATTGAGATCGTTCCTGTGAGTTGGTTTGCGCCATGGAGTACAGGGCTTGCTTCGTATAGTTCAACTTTCTTCAATACGTTTGCTTGGCGCTGTGGGTCAAAATCTGCATCAAGAGTTTTGTAGCCAATTGACCACTCTTGCTCTTCGCCAAAGAAAGCAACATCAGCAAAAGCCTGACGACCGCGTTCTGATTTCAAATTGAATTGAACTTTTGCGTAAAGACCGCCGATATTAGCGGCACGCATCTTCATTGGGAGTCGTGGATCGGATGGTGGAACTTCATACATTTCAAGAACTTTGCCAATTGGCTCATTCCAGTTGTGACCCCAAACAACACGGGGTTTGCGCCTCTTAAGGCTGTCTGTGAAAGCGCCCGGAACAATAATGTCGCCAACACTGTCCTTGTTGCCGATTCCTGCAACGAAACATTCAACAATACCCTGTGCCTCGTCAATGTTGAACTGACCTTGTAGCGCTTTATATTGCTGTGTTTCGGTCATAGTCGTAGACATGGTGCTCCAATTAAAAGTTGTTTACTAAACAATAAACTATTTGGAGCCCCAAAACGGGAACACTTTAAGTATAACCCCCGTATTTTACTGAAAATACTATTCAGTGAAACCGAAACGTAGACGACAGCGACAGTTGAAAGTCAATCCGGGTGGAGCAACTGGGTCTCCCGGAAAGCGCAATACGAGACCGTCAACCACAAACCCATCACCGAACTTAACTGTTTTACCTTCAAGGAATTTGTGCGCATTTCGTACACGCGAATCCTTACGGGTGATCCAAGTTTTTGTCATACCAACATTATTTTCTTTTCCAGCCAAGTAAACACCGCCGTTGTAGGAAGCCTGTGCCTCATGCTCTGCGATGTCACGGCGACGTCGGGAAATAAGTTTTAGGAATATAGCGATAAGGGCAAGTCGCAGGAGAACGGATCGCTCTTCTTCGTCCTCTTCCATCATTGCAACCGCGATCGCGGCTGCGATTTCTTCTGCCGTTGTGGAGTTGGCTTGTTGCATTCGCTCTATTTGTTGTTGCACGAGTTTTTCAACTTCCTGTGGCTCCATTACAACATTGCTACTGGTACGGGAAGCCACATACTCTTTGGCATCAGTGTAGATAGCCAAGATGATTGGCTCTAAATCTTCTGCTAGTTGCTTGTCCCAAATCTCGCGATCAAAAATCATGTCAACTGTTAGTACACCACTAGATATTGACTTAACTCCGCGTTTGCCAAAAGCCTTTTCTAAAACAACTCGTTGTTGTCTTTCAAAGATGCGCTCAAGAGCACGGTCAAGTATTTCTGTCCATCTGTCTGTGTCGGTGTCGGCTTTTGTTTCTAGTTCTTGCACGAACTTCAGTTGCATTTCATGTTGAATCTTTTCAAATTCAGAAAGTTGTTGATCTGGCGTTAACGCCGCTGTTTCTGTAGGTTGGGCAGGCATGTCGGGTGCTGGAACTGGTGTCGGCGGTGCAGGAACGGGCATTTCCATTGCGCCTTCTTGTGGGGGCAAACCTTGAGGTGCGGCATTTGGATCAACACCTGCCATGTCAACAGGTTGTTGTTCTTCAGGCTTAAACGGCTTCTCCGTGTTCGCAATCGGCGTAAGGTTCGGATTAGATAGGAGACTGTCGGCAAGTTCTGAATCAACCTTTTTGCGACCAGTAGCAGTACGGTATTCATTCAAACTAATCAAACCTTGTTGGAACTCGTCCATCACATATCGTTCGCGTTCTTGTTTTGCAAGAATAAGAATTGGAATGTCTTCGGTATCAAAGTCAACATAGTATTTATCGTCAAGTTCATCAAATGCTCGCGCCAATGTGTGAAGGTGAGGAGCCATTGTTTCCATCCAAAAAACACGGATTTCTTCGGAAGCATTAGAGAAAGTTCTTCCCGCAGCGTTACCAATTACGGACTCAGGTACACCAAAGGCGGCAAAGATTTCATTCTTCTGAATTTCGCGCATCTGTGTGTAAGCCGCATCTCG